CGTTAACTCTGCACTAATTACTTCAACGGGTAACGGCGGCTCATCTTTGAAGTTCGACGTTCCGGGAACCCGAAGAATACGTGCTACGTCCGACGTAACAGCAGGGTCTGCTGCAAACTCATGTGTGACGCACAAGTCCTTCAATGCCTGCGCAACCGGCAACCACTCCGCCGCTTCCACCGCTTTGTCCAGAGGCCAATAGGCATGAATACCTCTACCTGAATTAACAAGTAAAGGACGTGGTAGCCCAGCATCCTTGCAGAACTTCTTTAGTGCCGTTATACCTTCGACTTGCGTCAAGTAGGTCTTACCGGCTCCGCAATCAATGTCTAGCCAGAATGATTTGAGCAGTTTTGCATTAGCCACCTTACGTGATTTGCCATCAGTGTAAGTAGCCAACGCAAAGTATGCGTCAAACTTATTCTCGTGGAGTTGTTGTGCTACAGCATGTGCGCTCTCAATGTCGGGGAAGAACTTCTGGATACGTTTTTCTGAATCTTTTTTTAACCCTACTACGCAATAGAATCCTTCCGGGCCTAAAACTGCGCGTAGAAACTGTATGGTTTCCATGTCTCACCCGTAACCGAGAATCGAGAAAATAAAGCCCCCAATGTTTCGGGGGCTTATCCGTAAGTGTTAAAGCAGGACTTAGTCGTCCCACTCCTGCACTATGTCGGCTAATTTCGATTCGGCTACCGGTATCTTCTTAGAGGGAACTTTCTTCGGTTCCTCAATGACGGCCTCTTCTTCAGCGCCTTCGTCAACAGCTTCCCCTACGGGTGCCGGTTTCGCAACCGGTTTAGGGGCAGGCTTCGGAGCAGCTTTTGGTGCCGGTTTTGGCGCTTCGCCATCTTCGTCTTGTTCTTTGGGCTTGACATCAAGCTTGATGGCGTTGAGTGCTTCCGGCATATCGCGCAGTTCGTTCACGCTATCGAACTCGTCTTGAGTCAATGAACGCAACGGTTTGAAGGTGACCTTGTCGTAGGTAACCGACGTGTCGAACCGCACCTCTGTAACAATCTGCGTGATCCCACCGCCTTGCGACTTAACGTATTGTGCATACTTCTGCAACGGCATCTTGCCACGCTCACCATCACCAAACACGGAACGTGCAGGCACGAGGAACTGATAGACCTCACGACGCTCAACTTCACCATCAATCACAACTGCAATACGGCGATGAAAGCGACATGCTTTTGTCTCGCCTGTTCCACTACCCTTGATGTTTTGCGGACAGTTAACACAGTTGGGTGACTGCTTCTCCGACGAGTCAGCAGCGGGTGTCTTACCACCATCAGTTGACCAGCATACAGGGGCCGACGTTTGACCCTCGACGTAGGAGCCTTTGTAAAATACGCGATAGTTTTCCGGAGCTACACGAACGATAACGACATTGATCGAACGCTCTTCACTAACGCGATACTCTTTACCGCCAATCATTTCACGAAACACGCCACCACTAGCAACCAGACGGCGCATACCGCCGCTACCGGCAAGGCTATCAGTGTCGGTATCGGAACCGCCGTTTGTCAGAGTTGGAAGATTTTTAAATATAGACAATTCAGTAGACATAGTTTTCTCCATTACGCATCTTGATCGGGATTGAGGACAAGTGCTTCTGCAACCGCAGTCGGGGCGATCAACTCCGTTGTTGTTGCTTGCTGCAAGGCTGGTTGTTCAGCCGATTTTTGTTTTAATGCTGCGTCGATATCGACAAAGTTGAACCGGTATATTCCACCTATCTTTATGCACGGAATAATTCCTTGCCGAACCCAAGCACGGGCAGTCGAAAGCGATACTTGATAACGATCCGCCACCTGCTCAATGGTTGCGAATCTCTCTGGTTTGTCTGCCACTATTTTCTCCTTATGGTGATTGTGTATTCGTTGCTTGAGTTGAGGCCCGGAGGGATAAGCTCCGGATTGTCCGCTACGAAAGCCTTCATATTCGTTTGGTGCATACGCTTCTCCAACAGATACGGCGCATTTTGATCCACGACAAACTTGTGGAACGACTCCCAATCTGCCGTAGTGTAGGTAGTACGCACTGTGCGAAAGGCTATGCCAAACGGTGTCCGGATGCTTTCGGTGCCGTTGGCCTTGCATTGCTCAAGTAACGCTTGCTTAACGGTTTGCATCTTGGACTCTATTGCGGCTACTTGTGCCTCCAACTCCCGCGTGAGTTCGTCACGTTTGTCCCGCATCTTGATGTAGGTGCGAACGAGTTTGTCGGCGGCGGGTATTACTTCAGACGTTTCCATATCAGTTTCTCCATGATTTAGTTGATTATTTTATTGTTATGGCTACATTATACTACGTTCTAACGACTTACGCAAGTAAACTCTTGTAAAGATCGATCAATTTTGAGTGATCGTGGTCTCTGCTATCTAACAGTTTGTATATGTGACGTTCTGCACTAGACCCTTGTAGCCTTACTATGGTTACTGGGTTCTTCTGTCCCGCCCTATGCACACGAGCGTTAGCCTGCGCGTAAATCTCCAACGAGGCTGTCGGCCCCCACCACACCACCGTATCCGCCGCCGTCAGTGTCACGCCGTGAGCAGCAGCTTGCGGCTGGATGACCAGAATACGAGGATCAGGTGTTTCTTGAAACTGCTTGAATATGTCCGTCCGACGCCCTGCGGATACTTCACCGTTGATGATGTCCGTCGAGAATCCGTCTGCTTCTAACTTCTCATGCAGAACTTTTATGACGTGTTTGAACGGGGCAAATATTAGAATCTTCTGCTGGGTCTCGTCAATCACTTCCCGCAATACTTTATACCGTTTGTCAATATCAAACATCAAGACCTCGCCGCTATCTGAATACACGGCACCGCACGATATTTGCAACAGCTTGTTAAGGTTGACCGCAGCGTTGACCGATGTCACCTCCTCCCCAGCTGCTTGGACGACCAGCTTCTTCTTAAGCAGATCATAGAACTTCTTTTGTTGCGGCGTCAGTTCTACGTCACGGCTTACGTAGGTCATGTCCGGCAGGTCAAGGCATTCCTTCTTGGTGTGGCGTATGGCTGGCTGGAGTGCCGTATACACGATGTTCTGCGCATTGGGCTTTGGTAACCACCGATGCATGGACACCTTAGTCATCACCATGTCTTTAAACGACGTGAAGTATTTCGGCACCCCTGTCGGGTTAACCAGCTTAGCCAGCCCATACGCTTCTACAGGAGACTGCGCTGCCGGGGTTCCCGTCATCATCCACAGCCACGTGTCACTCTTCACAAGCCGGTTGAGGCATCTCCAACGCTTAGTAGTCGTGGTCTTATACGCATTGGCCTCGTCTACAACAATCAGATCAAAGTTACCTGCAACAATTTCTGGCTCCACGATCTCGACGCCATCGTAGTTAATGATGACGAACTCCGCATCCCCACTGATAATCTGACGACGTTTACGCACGTCACCGTATGCCACATCCACCGACCGATGCATTGCTATCTTGAACAGATCGTTCTGCCATGCTGACTGCATAATCGACAACGGACAGATCACCAACACGCGCCGGATGCGTCCAATGGATAACAGGTAGTCCGCAGCCCAGATTACGCCGCCTGTCTTGCCTGTGCCCTGCTCCGACAGACAGAAGGCACGTTTATGCAGTGTCAGGAACGACGCGGTTTGTTTTTGGTGATCAAACGGTTTATACATTCCGGGCCAGTTATACCGCCCCAAAATCGGAGAAGGCACATCACGAATGCGCAGGTTCTTTAACACCTGTGCCTCATCCAGCCCCCACTTCACCAACACGTTACCATCCCCAAGCAACCGGCTTTGCGGTATCACCGTCATCACCCTTTGCGGGTCTTTTAGGTTAAGCAGTAATGCTTTATTGTCTATGACTCTCACAGTTTCTCCATGTAATAAAGATACTAATCGGGCGAAACAGGTCTCCCCGTTCCACCCGATACAGACTCCCGCGTGAAAGGAATACAAGGAACACGCGTATCTGTTGGCATGGTTATTATCCAGCCACCCCCACCTACCCGCCGCTACTCACTCATGCCTTACCGTAGCGGCAAGTAGTACCTACTTAGTCTTTTTGTGCCCGTTCCTAGCGCGATTCACGCTGGGAGGCACGAGCCGTGTTCCGTCTGCGTTGCTACCACCTTTGCTCAACAGCACTTTATGATCGATGTCTTTGCCGGTGCGGTCAATACCTTTTTTATCGTAGGCACGACGCGCACGTTGGCGCTCCATGCGATCAGGCAATTCCCCACGTCCCTGCTGTTGCACATATTCTTTTTTATACGGGCGCTTCTTGTTGACGTAAGGCATGTGTTTCTCCTCTACAGATTCCTGCCATTATGTGGGCAACTCATTACTGCGCAATGTTTGCGGCACAGCCCACTTGGATTTGGGTTCCACATGTCATTCTTGTAAGCTAGTTCTAAGCGTGAATAGCTACGCATCCATTTCTCCCATAGCTTACCTTCCATAGACATGTCGTATTTGTCTTTCACGAACGCGTTACACACCACAAACAACAGCCCAGCTTTGACTTTCGTAATTGTCGGGAAGTGCTTAAACACGCCCAACGCCATCAACTCAAGCTGCCCTGTGTCGGCATACTTTGCGGACTTACCGGTCTTGTAATCCAGAATCCGTGCTTCGCCCGTTTCATGGTTGAGAATAGCCAAATCAATGATGCCTCTGAACCACACATTCTCCGCTCTAAAGTCGCACGGTTCAAGGTTTCTAGTCAGGCCCATCTGGAACTCGCACAACCGCTCACCTTCAAATCGTTTCAGGTTATCGAGAGTGCTT